CCGTGGTCGAGCCTTGGCTGGCGCTAGCACTGGCGCTGATGCCGGCGCTGCCGTGGTCGGAGCGACTAGACGCGTCAGCATCCCTGGAAGATCGGTCACTGGCCGATTCAACAAATGGCCGACGTACCCGCTTAGATCCTTACCCTGCAGGGTGCGTGGGTCTGTGAAGCGATAGCTGCCGTCCGCCGTGCGATAGCGCTTGCCCTTGCCAGGAACCGTGATCCAGCCTTCCGTCGCCACCTGTTACCTCCAGTTCATGGAACCTGTTGCCTGGGCGATGCGAGTGCCCACGGCGGTGTCTGCTGGCCCCGGGACGGCCATGATGAATTCGACGCCACCACGCTCAAAGGCGTAGCGGCGGACCTCTTCGCGGCGATAGTTCGCCACGTAGAGGGTTTCAGCCAGTAGATCCACCTCCCGCAGGTAGACCTCCCGATAGTCCTTGGCCGCTTTGAGCGGATCGGACTGATAGATCGCGCGATCGGTGTCCCCAGTGATGCGCTCAATACGGCTCGGCTGGGGCTGATCCTCGACCCGAAAGATCTGAGAAATCCGGTAGGCCTTGTCACAGCGATCCAGATGCTCGACGATCCGGCTATAGAAATAGCTATCGGGTACGCGAGCCATCGCTTCCTCAAGGCGGGCAATGTCACCCGCCGGCAAGTTGGCCCCGACGTTGTAGCCGAGGTGAAAGCGACAACGGCTTTTGTCGTAATCGTTGAGTTCGATTGGACTGACCGCCGACCTTGACCGATTCTAGGATTCTCAGCCGACGTAGATCAGATCAGCCCCGATCACTTCGTCCCAATCCACGCGGCCAATCCGCTTGAGCTGGTCGAGATTGGAGAAGCGCTCACCGGACAGGCTCAGGCGCAGCTCGACAATCTTCTTGGCGGTGCTGTAGCCAATTCCCTTGACGACTTTCGCAATCGCTTCGGCGGAGGCGGTGTTGATGTTCAGGCGGGTGTCCACCGGAATCACGCTCTCGGGCACCGCATCCTCATCGACAGGCTGCTCGGCAGACTGTGGCTTCGGGCCATCGCCAACACGGCCCTTGCCAGGCTCGTAGGCCACAAGGTCAGCGAGGGCGAGATATTGCACCGCGCCGGCGGAATTGCGGATCATGGCCCAGTCCTTGTCGTGGTGGGCGATGAACTCAACGATCTGACCGTTCTTGGTGTTCTGGTACAGCGCCATAACGCACAGACAAAAAAGGGCGCCTGTTCAAACAGACGCCCTCATTGTAGGGACAAACCCTCGGATCACAGAGATCAGGACTCGGTGATGTAGGGGATGCTCACGTCATTCAGCTCGGCCACGGCATCGTCGAGGTAGTAAGCCACCTCGCAGATGATGGGGGTGCCGCCAGTCAGGCTGGAGGTCAGGGTCGAACCGGCTGCGGTGCCCGTGTTGTTGGTCACATAGACCCGCAGGGTTTCAGCTGCAGCCAGGACTACCGGGGTAACGGCAGTCTTGGTGGCTGCAACCGGTGCCACGGAGCCGCCAGCGGCGACCACGATGCTTGCGCTCGGGGTCGACAGCGTGGACGTGGTGATGGCGTCGTCATTGGCGAGGGCGTCTGCCAGCTTGATCCGGTTGGTAGCAGTACCAACCAGGCCGCTGAAGGCGGTGCCCACGCCACGGTCCTTCCGCATGTCAGGCACGCGAATGCCCACGTCATAGACGCAAGCGCCAGCAGGCAGGGTCAGGCCGACGATGTCAGCACGGGCCTTGTCATCGCCGCGCTTATCGGGCGAGGGGATGATCACATCGAAGCTGGTGCCGCCGGTGGCGTTAACCAGGGCGTAGCCAGTGATGTGGTAGTACACACGGCCGGGCAGGCAAACCGCGGGCTGGCCCTGGTAGGAGCTCAGGCGGTTGACGTAGTTGCCGGGGTAGATCTTCTTAGCCATAGTTCGTTACCTCCTATCAGTACACGAACGAGTAGGCCACGGTCACGAAGTCCTTGTTCAGGATCTCGAAACCGGCGAAGAGCGACCAAATCATGATGATAAAACGACTGAAATCGTCGTTATTGTTCAACAGGATTTGAGCGTTGTTACCGCCGATACCCACGCCCACGGCCTGGGGACCGAAGAACAGCATGGGAGCAGCAGTGGTGACGGTCGAGGTGATCGACGCGTCGGCGATGGTCACCTGCAGTGACTTCTCGGGAAGGTTGGTTGACTCGAACCAACGGACGCCCTCAAAGAGGAAGCCCGAGGGCATCACGGCCTGACCTGCCACGAAGCCAGCCTGGCCATAAGCGGGGCCCATGCCACGGAAGAAGGTGGCATTGGGGGCCAGCTCGGGCTGCATGGGGTTAACCATGCCGTTGCCGGCGTAACGAGCGATCTCGCGGAACGCATCGTTCTGGCGCAGGTGCATCATCGCGGTGGGATCCGCGATGCAGCGGTAGTACCCATCGGCGAAGGTGGGCACGTTGCGCTTACGCATGTCCTTCACGACCTCGAGGAGGTCGGTCTTGACATCGAACTTGGCGGATTCGCCAGCTGCGTAGGTCAGGAAAGGAGCAGAAGCTGCCTTGGCCTTCTTCAGGGGGTAGAAGTAACCACCCTTGGTGCTGTCAGCCAAGCCATTGGCTTCAGCTTTGAACAGCTCATCGGCGAAGACGCGATCGCGCCAACGGCGATAGTCATCCAGCAGGGTCAGCGAACCGATCGACTGGTGGAAAACATTCAGGTTGCCGGTGTCCAGCAGCAGGCGCTGGGCAGTCAGCAGGGTTTCCCGGGCCACCTTGAAGGTGGAAGGGGCGGAAGTATCGGTCGGATCAGCGGGGCCGGTGTACTCCTTGAGAGTCACCAGCACCTTATCCTTCACGATCGAGCGCGAAGATGCAGTGCCGAGAGTTTGGTCAGCGGTGCGCTCACGGCTGTCCTTGGTGCCAGGGGCACCCCAGAAGCGGTAGCGATCGAGCTGAACAGTCTGGCCGGGTTGCTTGGCGAAGTCGTGCACAACCACGGGCTCGACCGCCATCTCCACGATGTACGAGGGATGGGGCCGATAAAGCTCGGCACCTAGCAGCTTCGGAAAGTCATTGTCAATCCACATGGGATGAAATGTCCGAGCGACAAGTGTGCGAGAAGGCACGCAAGGCGCCTCCTGGGGTTTACTATAAAACAGTCTCGTAGTGTGAAAAAGTTGGACGCCACAGACGTCCGGGGTCTGCTCAGCTTGTTGCTTGCTGATGGCAGTTTGGTGCCATATCGCAGTCCTGGAGGGGGATATATCCAGCTCACGCTGACAGCTGGCGCGGCGGAGTCCGCGTTTCTCGAGGAGAAGGTCGCCGAATTCCGCCAATTCGTGCCGACGCAGGCGCAGATTGTTCACTACAAAACGAAGCCGCGCGCCAACGGCAAGAGCACCTCGGTGCTGCGTTTCCGGGTGTCATCGACTCGCCTTCGCCCTGTCTACAACCTGCTCTACCCAACTGGGGAGCGCGAGATCAGCCAGACCGCACTGGACATGCTGGGCGCTCAAGCTGCTGCCTGGCTCTGGGCGGAAGGGGCCCGGCTGCACCCAGAGGGCTATGTCGATCTGGCCCGGGTCGGCAAGAGCTTCGATGAGTCCCTGCGGGTCTGCCAGTGGATTGGAGTCTTAACCGGCGCCGAGGCAACCCTGGCTGATACGCACATCCAGCCTCGCCTGCGCTTCCAAAAGCGTGAGGCCAGCAAGATCCGCAAGGCCCTGCTGCCCTATGCACCGGCGAGTCGCATTCACCTATTCAAAGAGGAAGTCTGGGATGTCAGCCTCATTCGTAGCGCTCGCACTGAGCTACTGCTTGGGGCGCGGGACGATTGGCCTGAAGGGAGCGAAGAAGCGGCCGTGGCTCGAGATCAAGCGCCGGGAGACGGACTTGACCTACCTGAACCACCAGCTGCGCCTGCTCCACAAGGCGCATGACGGCAAGCTCGAAGCGGTCTCGGACATCGTCCAGGCCGAGGGCTTCTATGACGACCGGCGGATTCGCGTCCACAGCCCCGATCTGTACCGCGCCTACGACCTGCTCTTCTTCAGGGATGAACGCCGCCTCACGCCTGAGATTCTCCAGATCGCTGGCATGCAGGGTCTCGCCGCCCTGTGGTGTGACACCGGCACCGCGTCGCGCCGCAAGGTGGTCCTGCGGTCCTGGGCCAACCTTGAGGAAACCCAATACCTCCAGGAGTGGGTTCGGGCCCTGGGCTACCAGCCGTCATTGGTGCAGAAAGGACGTCTTGAGTTTCAGGGCATCTACGCCGATGACCTCATTCACGATCTCAGGCAGCTCATTCCCCGCTGCAAGCTGCCAACTCTGAGGCGTTAGCGTAACTCTGCTATTTCGGTAGCAGCCCCGAAGAAGAACGGCGTCAGGGGTATCTTCTCCAGGAGCTCGGATTTTTGCCGTTTCCCCGAGCTGGTGAGTGAACCGCCGTGCGTCTGATCAGCGTGCGGCGGCGCCTGGTACTCGGATTCCGATTGGCTGCCACATATTCGGGATTCGCGTATTGAGTAGCATTGCGTCATCCCTGGCGGGCATTATATGGCTCAGCAAGGAGCCCCCGAAGACCAGAAGCTGGACTCCGGCTACACCGGCGCACGGTCGGATGAGGTCGCCGATCCGCTGGACTCCGGCATGCGGCGCAAGTTCCTCAACTTCTGCCGCGAGAACCCCTGGGCCGAAGAGTGCCGCATCTATGAACTCTGATGGCACTATCCCAGACTCAGTCCTACGAGAGCATTCGATCTAGCTACGGCGGCAGTGACTCGACGCTGCCATCGTTTCTTCGGCCGTACTACGTCAAGTACAACTCCATCAGTAAATCTCGCGATCTTGGCGAGACCGAAATCCTGATTGCCGACCTGACGGGAGCCGTTGGTTCCCAGGCCGGCTCCAGCACCCTTTTCTTCAAGGTCACTCTGGCAAGAGAACTCGATCTTCGGGTTGTCAAGAATGACACGGGCTCCGTCGCCAACCGATACATCAGCGTCGGGATCCTCGATGCAGCGCGCAAGCCCCTGCCAATGACCCCGTCGGGGTATGGCTACCTCAACGACATCCACAACACCGTCATTGATGAGTCCAAGGCACGCCTGCCTGCGGGCACGTACTACATCACTGTTTCCAATAGCCAGTGGCAGAGCATTGATTACTCGCTGACAATCTTTGTCGGCAGTTATGCGCTACTGGCAGGGACCGCGCCAGGCCTGCTCATCGCAACGGGGCGCCTCCCCCTGATCAAGCCCGCTGGTGTTCTCCTTGGCACCGCGCCCGTAGACCTTACGATCACGAATCCCGACGCGGTCAAGAACCTGCTACCTCGGACCACCCTGGGCGGCCCGCAGGAGGAATTCCTGACGCCGGGCACCTACACCTGGGTTGCTCCAGCCGGAGTCACCAGTGTTTCCGCCGTGTGCGTCGGCGGGGGTGGAGGTGGCGGCAATGCCTGGTCCAATGCAGCCGGCTCGGGCGGAGGGCTCGGCTGGAGAAACAACATTCCGGTCACGCCTGGCCAGAGCTATACGGTCGTCGTCGGCGCGGGCGGCCTGCGCAGTGGCATCACTGCTGGGGGCAATAGCTATTTCATCAGCCTGACCACCGTTGCCGGCTATGGCGGCGGGAACGCTTCGTCTGGCCAAGACACCAACGGGCCCAATAAAAACACCTTCGGTGGCGGCTGGTTCGGCGACGGTGGTGGCGCAGGTGGCTACTCCAGTTACTGGATAGGAGCGGGTGGAGCTGGCGGCTATTCGGGCAATGGCGGCGGCGATGGCACGGGCGGTGCTGGTGGCGGTGGTGGGAGTGGTACGGCCTATTCATCCACCTATGGCACAGGCTCCGGTGGTGGTACCGGGATCTATGGCTCTGGAGCCAATGGCTTGGCTGGTAGGTCTAGGGACGGCACACTCTGGCCCTTCACGGCTGTCAGCGGCTTCGGCGGGAGCGGTGGTTCCACAGCCAGCGGCCTTAGCGGCATCGTCACCGGCACAGGCGGGCGTCAAGGCGAAACTGGCTCCTACGGCCAGCCCTACACCACCGCGATCACCGGTGGCTTCCCGGGTGGCGGTGGCGGCGGCCCCGGGACCAGCTTCGGCGGTGGCGACGGTGGTGGTGGAGCTGTGCGCATTATGTGGGGTCCCGGGAGAGCCTTCCCAGCCACCAATGCCACCGATGACGTAGATCCCATTAAGACATTCGCTGGTGGTGCAGCAACACCGTCACTCACGCTCACTATCATGCGCGGTGTTGCTTTCGGGCAGATGTTGCCCTACGGCCGCCTGAAGCAAACATGGCGCCTATCTGGTAGTGCTACATGCAGCGACCAGACCACGGGAACACTTTCCAGCGAAGCGCCGTATGGCGGGGGCTACGGGTATTGAATAGCGCCCGTCTTTGCTTCCTAGAATGCAGACACCTCTTCACGCAGACTAGGTCGGGGCATGGCGTTTTCGCAGTATCTTGCTGACAAGATCCTGATCTGGATCAAGGGCACGACCTTCCCCGCTGCGCTGACTACGGTTTATATCGGTCTTCACTCCGGCGATCCAGGTACCGCAGGCACGGCGAACAATGTGCAATCAACAGTGACCGGCAGTGCCAACCGCACTGGGATCACGACATCCTCGTTCAGCACCGTTGGATCGGCGACTGGTGGCGGATTTCAGATCACCAACAACACCTCTGTTCAGATCACGACCAACGCGTCTGGCAGTGCCACGGTGACGCACTTCGGCGTCTGGGATGCCCAGACCGGTGGCAACTTCCTTGCTTCTGGTGCCTTGACCACCTCTGTCGATGTGGTAGCAGGTGACACCGTTCAATTCAATGCCGGCGCTCTGGCGATCCGCCTGGTCTGATGGTTAAGCCCAAGAAGTCGCCGACCTGCGCGATTCACAAGGACCCGATCGAAAAGATGACCCGCCAAGGCAGCGGTCGTCGCAGTAAAGCCAGCCATGGCCGCAAGCTCAAGCGCGGCCAAGGCAAGTAAAGGCAGTTATTAGACGAAATCGATCTCGACCTGATACTTCAGGGTCGAGTGGTCCTTGTGCTCGACCACGACCCAGAGGCGGTCTCCTGCCAGCACCGTGAAGGGGCCAAGCGCCACCGTCGCTGTACCCCGCGCAGGACGCTTGCGGCCCAGGCAGTTAATCGCCGCGGTGGGTGTTGCGACGCCGTTAATCTGACGCAGGACAGCTACGTCCCCAACGGCGCGGTGCGAGGCTGTAAAGCCATTCTCGCTAAAGGGCCGCAAGGTGACCGTGTAAGCACCTGCGCTGGTACCTGATCCCGTGGTGATCTCGTACTGGTCGACGGAACCCTGAATGCCGCTCAGTCGCGAGAAGTCACTCTTGGTATCGCCAGACTTCGGGCCGACCAGCTGACCGGGGCCCGTGATCACCTGCTTGCCGTTGATCCCACGGCGGTTGATCTTGCTGATGACGGCCATTTGTGCTCGCCAGATGTTTATGCGTTAGATCAAGTCTAACGAGCTCAGTAATCCCAAATTGCAGATGGCTTTACTCCAGCCCGTGCAGTGAACTTGCCTCCATTGCGAGTATCGATGTGGATAAAACCGCGCGGACGCCCGTCGCCGTAACCGCCGCTCCATCGCTGCACGAGCCATTCGTGGAACTTCTGCAGTGATTCACCGATGGGATAGATGTCCAGGGCCATCCCCTTGACGTGGTAGCTGCCCGGCACCCCGCCCACCTGGCTATTGATCGGCTCTGGGCGGTAGCCGCTGGTGATCCCCAGTGGCCCTGCCCATGCCGTTCGGATCGCATCGAACTGCTTGCAGACCTCGATGATGGCCTTCTCCTCAGCGCTGCCGGCCTTCGGGGCCCGGCGAGCGTCGTACTGCAGGACCTCGCCGACGGTGACATATTTGCCCACCGGACAGGCAAAGTCACTCCAGTTGATGGCAGCCGACGAGGCAGGCGCTGGCTTGGCCTGCTCCTCTAGCCAGTGCGGCGCGAACAGTGCCCATCGTTCGCCGGATCCATGCAGTGTCACCCACGCATGACTATCGCTTGGGATTTCGTCCAGCTTGCTGACAGCCAGCAATTCCCCTTTGGCAACAGGCTTCTTGCCAGCTTCCGACAGGTAGTGGCTGTCGATCGGGGCTTTCTTGAGCAGGGTGTCCTGCTGGGCGATGAACTTCATGGTGCCGTCATCCTCTCGTTGCCAGATCTCACCTTCGCGGTGGCGGCGATTCACTAATCCAGGCAGTGTTCTACCCCCTGCCTTGACATAAAGGCTAAGAGCCTGAGGCATCTGTTGGTAGCGCTCGGCCTTTGTCGCGCCCTCCTTGAGTACCCGCGTGATGGATTCAAATCCTGCACTCCCGTAGAACTTGGCT